CAAACACTTTCGCGTAAGGAGCCACAGCTTCCATAAGTTTATTTAATTCGACAGGCTATGAATCTGTCTGGATGTATTAGTTGATTTTGGTAACGTTTAATACTGAATCGCCGCTAGTGAACATTGAATTTGCTTCCTCTGCTGCGTCTCTCCAGAAATTATATCCGCTGGTTTCCATGCGCTCAGCACGGTCCATTTGCTCTTGTGTTACAGTAACTGTTGCCTCGTCAAATGAATCACGTTTTGATGTGGTGAATTCAATTTTATATGTGCCGGGGCCTGCCGGAAGCATGTCTTTTAAGTTGGATTCGTTTAATGTAGTTTCAGCTACCACTTTTTGAATTTCTTCTTTGATAATGCGGCGTAAATCAGATTTGTTCATGTTTGTATATTTTTAATTTAAGTGTACCGTCACCTTTAATTAAACGGTGATACGTGTGTTTAGGTATAAATATATGTTCTTTCAGTGAGGTGGGCAAGTTATCGTCTAACTGGATGTGCCAATTTGTGTCCTCCAGTATTTCGATGGTGCGGCTTTCATTGTCGCGGTGCCATAGCAGCTCAATCGGGTCTACATTTTCGTTGAATTCACGAATGATATAAGTATCGGTTGTCTCTATGTCGGTGTATGGGGTCATGCTTTATGGTAATTCGGGTGTATTGTCGTGGTTACATTTATGGCAAATGTATAAATCGTCTCCGCCATCTGCAATATCCCATTTCCAACCACAATTGTCGCATATTACTTGTGTAGCGGTTACTATTTCTCTTAATATGTCTAGCAGTTTAATCATACGTGTGGTTTTATTTTTGCTCGTCTACCCACCAAATACAAACATATTCTGTTGGTTCGGCTGGTATTTCACCGTTTCCATGCCAGTCAATGTAGTATTGACCTTCACATAATTGTGTGGACTCGTTCCATTTAGCGCAATTGGCACACATGGCGCCTCCGTTTGGAACGGGTTTTGCTGGTTGGAAACCGTCTGGGAATTGCAGATCGGGGGTAGTTTCTTCGTTTAATTGGTTGATTGCTTTACCTGCTTTCACAGCCGCATCATATGCTTTACTACCTTTGCGAGCCGGTTTTTCTCCACGTTCACGTTTAGCGTGGATGTTTGCCCATAAACCAGGTTGGTTTTTGAGTGCTTCTTGTATAAATTGTTGTAGTCTATTCATCACCAGAATCCTGTAAATGTTGTGTTAATACCTAATGCTTTGGCAAAGCGGGGCAACCTACATGACCAATATGACGCTTTCAAACGGTTGGTTTTATTGGCACAATCGTGTCGTTTAGCGAACGCTCGGCGTGCCTCTGGGTTGTTGATTTTGGCTTTAAGTCCACCAGCATCGCCAAATGACACCTTTTTAACGCGTTTAGTTTTCGGGTCACGTACATACACGTAGTATTTTTTGCCGCCAGCTCCACCACGTTTTGGTTTACCAATTGGTGGATCTTTTTTGTCTGCCTCGTTGATGTCTTCCTCTAACATAGGCATATCCAGTGGTACTCGCTCACCTTCAAATATACCGTATTCGCCTAAATTTGTTTCAGCGAGTATTTCTTTGTCTAAATCGTTTACATGAATTGCTTCGCGTAGGTACAGGTAGCGAGCTTCTGCCCATAAATCGAGGAACGATTTTGAGCCATAGCGGAACGTGTTTTCTGTGAGTGGCAATTTATTTTCCACGTGATATCGCAGATTTTCCGTCATCACTATGGGTACACCAAGTGATTCGTTTATTACTACACCTGGGTTCCCAACATTGTCACAATCGTGGCAACCACAATTGCATTTGGCTTTGGATGGTGGGGTGGATAGTGCTTCGCGAATGAGTTTCTCTAGTCTGTTCATGGGTTGTAAATATTACGATATTTTGGCAAATACAGAACTTGAATTAGTTGCGGAGGAAGCGTACCTAATGATGTCTGAAATGATTTCGTTTTGGATAGTTTCGGATTGCGATTCAATTGTATTCGCTAGGCGGGTAGATAGGTATTTGGATACCAACCAGTTCAGGTCTTTTTCGTCTACTATTTGGTTGAATTCTTCTCTTGAAATGCTACCAACAATATTTACATAGTTGGTATAGAAATCATCCAGCAAATCAGCATCGTTTGATTTGAATTTTGTTTGCAATTCTGCTGCAGCAGGTAATGGGTTTAGTTTGAGTGATTTTAAAATGTCGTTTATAGCACCCTGTCCTATTTTACCATGAGCCGCGGTCTTGCCTTTTATTTCACCGGCAAAATTACCTGCGAAATTAAATGTTCTGAATGTGATGGAACCATCATTGTATAATATTACAGTGTTGTTGTTGGTTGGTCTGGAATCCGAACCTTCATAAGTGTATCCTGCTTTGTCTTCTGCGCTTAAATTGTATGTGCTTAATTTTGCTTCAGCACCCGTTTTTTTAAGTGATACTCCAATTAATTTATTACTAGCGTGTAAATCGGCTAATGTAGCGTTTAATTCGTCTATTTCAGTGGGAAATTCCATACCCAAAATGGAAGTATCTACCATCCATATGTCGGCAGGATTCCATTTGTCAGATTGCATAGATATGCCTGCTTTTTTCTTGGCAATAGCAAACGCTCCATATATTTTGTTGACGAATTCCGAACCTCGGTGTTGTTGAAAGTTAGGGTTTGGATAATTAGATAACAATGTATTGGCTGACTCAATGAATGTGTTTGTCCAGCTCTTTTGTGTTTTGATGAAATCTGTGACTTCGTCTAACGTGCTAGAAACATCACTTAGTAAATATGCCTTTTCAATATTCGCGTCGGTTAAATCTTCGGTTGATATATTTCCTTTTTTGATATTGTATGCTATGGAATTAACTACACTTTGAGATGATTCCTGGATGGCTGTGCTAGCTGCTCCTCCACCTTGTCCCGCTCCGCTGCCGAATTCTTCTGTTTTTTTGAATGATGTTATTCCGTATGCGTTACCATTGGTGTCGATTAGTACTTTGGCGCCTTTGTTTAAAATACTGTATTGCTTTTTGTTTAACGCATCCACTAGTTTAGATGATGCTTTAGGGTCAATTACAATAGTGGAACCATCGTTTAATTCAAATTCACCACCTTGCTGTATTTTTTCTAAAAATCGCTCACCTCGGTCAGCGTATTTGGATGAAAATTCATTTCGTGGTGGATATGGTTTTTGCAATTCTTTTGGTGACAATGAACTTTCTGTTAAATTAATACCTAATTTGTTTAATTCGTTTTCCAGCAATATAACATCCTGTGGGATATTCATGTCTGGGTAGCCCTTTGGGAACTTGTATGATATGCTGTGTAGGAATTTTTCGATAACGTCCATCTATGCTTCAGGTGTTTCTGGTTCGGTTGGTGGTGTTTCTTCTTTTGCTGGTTTTTCGTCCGGGAAATTTTCGAACCCGTCGTTGTCTTCGCTTACCTCTTCTTTAGCGCCATATTTTAATATGCGAGCAATGGCTTCAGCCGCTCTTTCCTCTTCTGGTAGGTTCGCTAGGTAGTATTTTTTGCCTTCAATTTGTGCAATCCAGCTGCGTGTACCGTAAATGAGATAAAATTCTTGGTCGTTCTTTAAGTTGATACGGAATGTGGTAGGACGTGGTGCAACCCAGTCAAGGGATGCTAAAAAATTGTCGTATTCATTGGTTAGTAAATCAACCAATACCGCTTTAAGTTCAGGGAATTTTGTTAATTCATCGTATTCAACAACACCAGGTAGTATATCTTGTTTACGAGATGTGTATACCTGTTTTGCTAATTCGCGAATGCGTGATTTTAATTCGTCTGCAGTCATTACATTCGGTTTTTAATGCGGTTGAATATACGTTCAGTTAATTCAATATCCACGTGTTTTTTTTCTACTCTTTCACCGCACAAATAATTGTGTACTGAATTAATATAGTCTTGTGCTTTGGTTAGTTTGGCTTGCACCCATGCATCTAATTGTTCACCGTCTACAATCATGGATTCAAGACGTTGAGCGTCTTTGATTAAATTGTATAGTTGTGATTTTGCCATGTCGCTTTCGTCGTCTGATTGCTTCCAGTCGTCTTCAGTTACAGATTCACGTTCGTTGATGTATTGTGTTGGTTTTTCAACATACAATTCATTCGATAAATAACCTAACCCGTCAATATATTTAATTCTAACAGTATATATAATCTGATCTGACATGTAGTCAGCTTTGTCTATGTCTACTACTTTACCTGTAGTTCCGTATGGGAATTCATATGACGGATATTCTTGGGGATTTACCTGGATTGTGTCTCCCACTTCAAATTGGGTATTGCCCGGGGTTACAGATTCACGTTCGTTGATGTATGTGGTTGAGTTTATTTCGTCCATTGGTGTGGATAATGCTGCTCGCACCATTTCACGGAGTTTGTCTGTTTGTTGCATGGTTTGTTTTTCGTTAATTTGTTTGGCTTTTGCTATGGCATGACCATATGCCACTTTTTCAGCGTCAACACCATATCGTTTAAATAATGAATCACGTTTATCTGCGATCATTGATTTGAATATGGCTACTGCTTTTTTGGATACTTCAGGTGATAGACCTTCGGTTAATGATTCATTTGTTTCAGTCGCGTATAGTGCACGTAAATGTGATTTTGCTTTTTCAACGGAATCAGATACCCCAACGGATTCTAGTTTTCCGTTGGGTAACTTTTTGTATACAGTTTTTCCGATTCGTTTATATGGCATGACTATTTCGTTTTGTCTTCCACCAATGATGTTTTCTTGAATTCAGCTGCTAAGTTTTTTATGTCATTTGCAGCGCTGCGTGCACGTGTACGAGATACGTTGAATTTGCTAGCGTGTTCTTTTTTCAAAACTTCTACTGCCTCTACTAATGCGTCAAGGATTTCTGTTGTGTTCATAGATTTGATTGTTTATTTGTTTATATATTACTGGGCCATTGATTGGTCAATAGCGAATTTAAGTGTGTTTAAGATTTGTGTGGTTAATTTTTCGTTATCCATTGCTTTAGCTGTGTCTAATGATGTCATCAAGTGGTTGATTAATTCTTTAGCATCACCAGTTGCACCAGCAGCTGCTGCAGTTAATTCGTCTTCAGGTGCATCCATTTCTGCATCCATAGCTACATCTAGTTCAGCATCGTCTGCAGGTACATCTTCTGCTTCGTCTTTTTTCGCTTCGTACAACTCGTCTTCGTTTTCCATCATTTCTGATTCGGTTTCAACACCGCCCAACTCGTTCAATACCATTTCGCGAATTTTAGCGCGCAATGCGTTTTCGGTTAACGTTTCAGTAGTGGTTGTTTCGGTTGTTTCAGATGTAGTGTTTTCCGTGTTTTCGTTTAATTTGCGGAAAATAGGGTTCATATTTTCAATGGCTTTACTTTCCACCAAAAATTTACGTAAATCAAAATTATCGTTCATTGTATGTGTTTTAATATAAATATGTGCAGAAATATACTATTTGATGTTTTGTTTAAGTATTGCCAGTGTTTGGTTAACTTGTTCACGCAATGCTTGTGCATCAAATGGTACCTCACTCTCGTTTACGTTCTCCAAATCCATCAATATCGAATCCAATCTACCATATATTTTTTCAGGTAATGTCAATTCAAGTGGGGATTCCATTAGGTATTGCGCCTTGAACCATTTGTGTGTGTCAAATTCACTCATTTGTGTTTGGTTTACGTTTTAAACTGTTTAAATATTCGATTGATTCTCGCATGGCTTGTTCAACACGTTCTTTGTCTACACCACCAACCCATTTCTGGATATCACCGGCTTCGGTAATGTACCCTTCGTTGCTTTCAGATAATGCATCTCGCATATATGCTTTGTAGTCTTCAATGTATCCGTCTATTTCTTTGTTGTATGCTTCGGTTACATAGTCTTCCCACTTGCCTTCCAGCTTGAGTTTGGTTTCGAATGTGGTGCGGCAATCTAGGCACGTGCCATACGATTTATAGTAGTGTGGATCTAGTTGTTTGTCCATCACCTGTTTACACGATGGGCAAAACAATGGAACAGCTACTTTTTTGAATTTGTCCAATTTGGTAATGTTTTCGCGTATACCATCGCGGATGGTCCATTTTTTTCCATCTTCCACCCACACGTCACCTTCAACGTGGTCTTCTTCTGATTTAGTATAACCTACCCCGTGTGTGGTACGTTCACCACTTTTACCTTTTACTAGGTTACGGATACGCTGTACGTCACGTTCAGCGAATTGCTTTTTTAGTACTGACATTATAGTCCGAGTTGTTTAAGTTGTTGTATTGTATCTGCGGCGCTAGTATGTAATATACCTATACCACCACGCGCATTCCAGTCATCTATTGTTGATGCTCTATCGTCGATAAGTATACGGTTCTTGCGTGAATATTCAGCTTTGGCAGCAGCCGATTTGAAATATAGTTTACGTACGTTGTCTAGGTGATTTGTAACCCACACACGCTTGCCTTCTTTTGATTCTGGATTGAATGTTGGTGCGGTTAATATAAATGGGGTATATTTTTTGATGTAGTCCCACAATTGTTTTCCGTCAGGCATCCAATCCAATTCCGACCAGTATTTGAATTCGGATGTGTTGTTCGATGATATGGCTGTGTTGAATGTTTTCCAAAATTCCTTTTTGGTTTGCACATCAGCGTGGTTGGTGGATTTGCCGGTTAATTGTTTGTAACCTTTGTCGAAATCAACTAAAACACCATCCAAATCGCAGAATATGATATATTGTGGTGTGTTTTCTTCTCTAATTAAATTGTATAAGTCTATTAGTGTTGGCATAACTGTGAATGTACGTACTTTGATTTATTGGGGCAAGGGTTTGTTTGTAACTGAATCGGTCCATTTTCTGAATGTAATGTTACCGCGCTCATATGCTTCGCGCTCAATTTCTTCCAACATACCGTCCTCGTTTGTATTGGTTGTAGATATATCATGTAAACGTCCTTCCATGTTCTGTATATGGTGAACGATCTCGTGGGCGTACGAGCGAATCACATCTTTTGGATGTCTACCCATAGTGAATAGGGTGATGGTGATTGTTCCCGGATTGTAGTATGCTGTTTTGCCAAAGAAATCGCTTGCGTTTTTAGTATCGTTGTCGATTATCTCTACACGCGGTAATGGCTGTACGTTCATTCCCTCGCTAATCATATATTCGTTTAACGATTGAATATACCCCAGCAACAATTGACGTTGCTCGTCAACGGGGTTGTTTTCGTTTAATGTGGCTTGTGGTTTGAGTGTGTCTACTACTTGTTGTTTTTCAGCATCGCTCAACATATCTGGTAGGTAGTGGGTGAATGCTTCATAGTTACCCGCAGTTAACGCTTGGCGTGCTTTAGTGCCGCTTACATCTGGGTTGCCAGGTAAAACGATGGTTTTGAAATTGGTGTATTTCTTGCCTAGCGAATCAAATCGTTTAATGTCTTTTGCGTCTTCTTCACTGCGTACACCCACCACCGGGAAATAGAAGTTTTGTGGGTTGTCGCCAATTATTTTATGTATGTCTAAAATGGGTGATCTTTCTTTAGATATTTGTATGGTAACGTTTGATGGTAAATGTTTTTTGTATATCTCCCATATCGCCAAACTTTGTTCAGCGGTGATACCATCGCGTACTTTATGTCCAATTAGTACAATCACCTCGTTGATTTCACTACGTTTGGCCATCTCGTTCACGAGGTAAAAGTGACCGGATGTAGGTGGTTTATATCCACCGGGAATAAGTGCAACTGATTTCATTTGCGCTTCGGTGAATGGTTGAATGATGGATTGTACTAGTTGGTTCATGCTAAAAATGAGTTTATTTTTTGTTTGGCCGTGCTTAGTGTATCGAATTTTGGTAATGTTTTCACCATTTGCTCTATATCACGGTTTAATTGTGCTTTGTCGGCATCCGATTTTGCTTGCTCTTCCGGTGTTTTTGGTTTACCAGTTGCTGTTTGAGCAAGTAAATATGGTTCTAGTAGCGCGGTAGAGAACGATTTGTTTGCATCGCTCGGGTCGTTGTTTATTAATATAAAGTTATCGCCAAATTCGCGCGCGTACGTGTTTATATTGCGATTTACATCACGCCATGTTCGCAACACAATACCTGGCATCAAGCTACGTTCACGCTCTGAATTGCGTTGGAGTGAAGTCAATGGTGAAACATAAATCATCAACATCAATGTGGTGTACCCGAGTGCCTCGAGTTCCTGCTTTTTCTTCAATACTGGATTGGGTGCTGCTCCAGTACCATCAATTACTATGTCTTGCATGTTTTTGATGGATTGTGCTAGCTTGTCTTGGGTAGTTTTACGTGCCTGTGCTTGCAATTTGGCTGATGTGGATAGCTGGTCAGGGGTGAAATCTTTTTGTTTCATACCCAACCCGCTAGCTTTCAACATCTCCTCGTATGTGTCGTCCGAGTTAATTACGGATAATGATGGTGGTATCAGTTGTTTAGACATGTACGATTTGCCACTACCCGCAGGTCCAGCTAAAAATATAGCGTGGGGTTTGTTTTGTATTTCCTTAAGTAATTGTATGAGACTGATCATGGCTATACATATTACAGTTTGCGTTTAACTGTAGTTTTAAATTCGGTAAATGCTGGTTTATGTGTAGGGTTTTCGATATCGAATATACGTTTTACGTTTTTGAATATGTCGATATTTTCTTCAAATGTGCGAGACGATTCAACTATTTCCCAACCTTTACCCTGCAATTTGTCTGGGTTTGGTTTGCGTTTACTGGATTTCAACCACAATATACCGCAACGGTCTATTGATTTTTCGAAACACTCGGTGTAGCATTGCGCGTATACAGCAGTTTGCAAATCGTATGTGGTGTGTAGATGGTTGGATGTTTTCAAGTCAAGTACCCAACGTTCACCATTTAATTCAATGATTAAATCGCATGTACCTGCCACTTTCAATTCGTCTGAAAATAAATGTACCTCGGCTTCGATTAATGTGGGGTTGTGTGTTTCCCAAAAATCAACAAAACGCAATAACATTTGCCACACATCTGGGTTGCATAGTGGTTGTCCGGTTGGTGAAAGGAAATGGAGTTCCTCGCCGTTTAGGTATGCTTCTGCTAGTTCATGTACTTGCGTGCCCTCTTCTGCTGCTTTTTTCACTATGTATTCTGATGCGAATCCAACTTGTTTCAACCACTTTTCGAAGTGTGGACCACGAGGATAACATTGCAGGACAGTGGTAATTGATGGGTAATAGTTTCCATTACGGCGGTAATAACGATGATCCGGTAATGTTACTTGCTGGGAATCGTCCGATATCTCCAAAATACGGTTGTACGATCGTTTAATTTTACTCATATGAGTTGTAGTTTACGTTCCATTAATCGGTATTGAGTTAATGGTTGGGTGGTTTGTATTAATTTGGTGAATGTTTCAAAGCCGAGCTCAGATGGGTCCTTCCCACTTAATTCAACCAAATATACTTCTTTACCTATATCGAGTAGTTCTTCACAGAACTCGATTGCTTTTTTAATGGCGTCATTGTCTAGTGCTATGTAAATTTTTTGCACACATGATTGCACTAGGTGTTTCATTAATTGTGGCTGGATGTTCTTTCCAAGTAATGGTATTACGTTGCGCTTAATGGCTACAGCATCAAATGGTCCCTCGCACAATATGATTGGTAAATTCCAGTTAATAAACGATTCAAATGCTACTATGTCACGCGAAACTGTAGGATTACGGTATTTTACATACGGTTCAGGTGTGAATGAACGAGCGGTGAAGTAGTTTAGTTTGTGGTTTGAATCATATGATGGTATTATCACCATATTAGCGTATAAACCTGTCTCGCAATATCCCATGTTGTATTTGAGTATGTCTTGTGGGGTTAAGCCACGGGATTTCAAATAACGGAGTGCATGTCTCGCTACACGAGATGGATTATCGATGAACGATTTGTATTCTTTTGGTAATTCAAGTATGGTTGATTGGTTGGTGGAAGACTGCTCAGTAAACGTTGATTTAACGTGTTTACTCAGTTCGATCATATGGTCTGGTGAAACGCCTATTTTCTTGAATAAACTGCGTATTGTTTGACCTTTAGCGTTACACGCCCAACATGCCCACCTGTGTTTACCTTCGGCGTTTTCGAGTAACTGTACCTCTAGTTTTGGTTTGGGATGGTTACATAGGGGGCAGTGGTATGCAATATTTCCCCTAGATGTACGTTTACCGTGACCCAGTACCGAATTAACTAAATTAACTAATAACTCATTTACCATAAACATGAATATACACACTATATATGGCTAAGCAAAGTCTTTTGAAAAAAACTTGCCAAGAATATTGGTGTTAAGCCAGTCGCTGGATTCCAACACACCATGTATAAATTGGTATTTTGTCTCGTAGTATGTGAGTAGTTTTTTGTTTGGTACGAAATGGATGATTTCGCGTGTGAATTCGTCGTGTTGTTTGTTTTTGATTGACTGTTTGATGAATTCCTCCGAGCCATAGTATGTCCTCCAATCGGATTCTTTCACTACCTGTTTGGTGGTTTTAGCTCGGCCACGAGTTACGGGTTGCTCGGCTAGTTCCTTTTTTCCAAGTTTTTGATTGGTAGTGTGGTATAGCGATTTTTTTCCTAAATATCGTTTACCGGTTGGGGTGTGGGTGGTGATGTAGATAAATCCGAATGTATTTTCAGGCATGTCGGATATTGAATGTATTTCAGTATTGTTGTATAACCACATATAAATGTTTAGTTATACATATTAATACATGTCTAAGTTTATGATTATGTTTGTATCGGTTATGCTAGATACAGGTAATGGTTGCGATAGTTTAGCCACCGCCAACAATTCTTTGTTGTTGTTGTATAGACCAACTGTGGTAATATATGGGTTGAAATATGAACCCGTGGCGAAATCTGAAATGGTTCCACTATTTGAGCTACCCGAAATGAGTGATGGGTTTTGCGAGAATGTAAATTCGTTTTGGCGTAATGTACATTTGTATTGCGTCTCGTATATTGTGGTGTGTGACTGGAATGAGCAGGTCAAATTAGGTGATTCGATCCAGTTTAATATGGTTGGTGGGTTTGGTTGGCCATAACTACTAGTTCCGAATATACCTACACCCCATCCGCCTAACCCTGCGTCAGGTTCAGCAGTGATTAATACCATACCATGTTCATATATTACGTCGCCTATTTTGAAATTCTCGTAATATAAATTACCGTTTCCGTCATCGGTTGCTGATCCGCTTTCGCAAGTAATGGTGAATGTGTTTGGTTCGATACATTCGCCAAATAAGTTAGATGGGATAGATATTACCCCCACAGTGGCATTTGATTCTGTGGGGAAATATCTGTTTGCGGGAAGTGTTGAACCTAGGTAATTGTAATAACTCGGTGTGTATGTTCCACCTGTGATGGTTCCATCAGTATTAAATGATGCGGTTGCTACCGGTGAACCATTCACCCCATTTAAAAAATTCGAATAATATAACTCTTGTATGGATTTATATACCAAATGTTTGTCTTGTTGATATATAGTTCCAGTTGGGTTAGAACCTGATGTCCATAACGATGATGTTATGTTTTGACCAATGTAACGGTCTATACCGATGTTGGTTAATTCAGTTTCACCATTCACGGTAAATTGTTTGTTTACTGCGAATGGGGAAACGTTTACGTCGGAGGTTACAAATGGTTTAAATACACTCATATAAAATCAAAAATCGATTTTTGTGCGCAAAAGTATTTCTTTGGTGAAATCTTTCAATAACGGTTTGGATAATTTAGCTACAGCTAGTAACTCGTTTGAATCGTTGTATAAACCAACAGTAGTGACATACACTTGTGGATGGTTGATGAAATTAGGATATATTACTTCACCCGTTGATCCGGAAATGAAACTGGAGTTTTCTGAGTAATTGAATTCACTGTTTCTAGCGCGCACAAATATGTAGTCTGAAGTGATTGTTTCCTCTGAATTTAATGTGAAATCAACACCACCAGATATAGCTGTGAATATTTTTCGGTTGTTTAAACCATTTGTATCACTTGCGCGTGATGGAGCTATGTGCAATGATTGAGATATAGCGTATGGGTTTAATATGATTGTACCCAAATCTGGGAATACTAAACCGTATGAGCCGGATCCAGCTACATACCCACCATTTCCGTTCCACGATGTACCGTTTGAGCCAGATATAAGTTGATATGCTCTAGTTGCACCTAGGTATGAGTTGATAAGTATCTCTTGTGAGTCATCGGTTAACTGGATTGATGATAATCCACCACCAACTCCTTTTAATGTCAAGTTTAACGATCCAGGGAAAAATGCCTCTTTGTAACATGCACGCTCAACTGATAGTGCCCAGAAATGGTCACTTGATATTGTGTTGGTACCGTTTCCAAATGTGAATGTTGCTGTTTCATCTTCCAAAATCATTGAACGGTATTGACCGTACATTGTTTTGGATGGTGAATTTCCAGGTACAATATTGTTGAAATATTCACTACCACTACCTAATGCATCGCAATATACTACACTGAATTGTGTAGATGATGTAGCTTCAGTGTCGTATACGTTTAAATAATATTTACCAGCTGCGGATAATTCCTGGTTGGATGAGGTGAAAAATGTTGATAACTTTGGTGTACCCGAGGACCATACTGTGCCAGTGATTGTGTCACTGCTCACTACGAAGTCTTCTGGGTCTAAACGTTTAAATGCCATGTTTGATTATGTTTATGCTGTTTTATTAATAGTGATAGGAATAGTTACGCGTGCACCACTGTCTAAACCTACTACTGTTAATGTACCCGCTAATTGAGTGTTTGAACCAAATAATGTGTTTACGGTAGTTGCTCTCATGTTGATTTGAGTACCGGTTACTGTTTGGGATACATTGGTTCCTAGTGTAGATGTTGATGTTGGTGTAGTTGCTGATGTATTGGTGATACCCACTCCATTGAATGTGTTCATTAATCGAATATCCGAAATTGTAACTGAATAGCCACTTGTTTCGTAAATTTGATTGTTTCCTAAGTAATTTAATGTTTGTGGTGTAAGTGAAAGCGATGAACCTTGTTGTAGCGATATTGCTGTGTAGCCTAAATCCAGTACAGGTAATTTTGCTGTTCCACGTGGCAATGTTGCTAATTTGTATTTCATGATTTGCGTTTCAATCGGGAACGCTTCTAGTAATGGCATATTGTCAATTGCCTCACCGTAAAATGCAGAACCTGATGGGTGTGTTGGGTTGTATAACGTGTAATCGATTTCGTCATCTGCCAATGCAAATTGAGTGATGCGGAACGAGCCGTCGTTTTTGGCTAGTAACTCACGGCCTTTTTTGGTTAAAATGGCGTCGATTGTAACTGCCCCATTATTTAAATATCCCATATATTATATGTATTTGAATTATTATGTGTGATGTATGGTTAATATACTAATAAATATCACTAGAGCAAACCTTTCTGTGTAAGATCCACGATAAACTCGTCGATTCCCTTGTCTAGTTCAGGTACCACAAATTCTGGTCTTAAAATGTATGG